CATCCCCATACGGCCCTTGGATCGGTCCAGCCGAAGGAATAACGTTCATAACCCTTTGCCTTAGCATTCATGGTGTCAAAGTCGTTATCCTGATCGAAGGAGATGCCAACACGCTCGTAATACTTCATGCCAGTCTTGCCTGGAAGTTGGTTACGAACGAACCAAGCATGTGGGGAAGTGAAGTAATGGTTAACCTTGAAACCACCTGGGATATAGTTACCACTCTTAATGACGTTGATGTCATTGTTAGCAGTACCAGTTTGATAGGTGGAGTGAAGGATGCGTTGAGCATTAAACACTTCTTGACGAGCAATGTGCAGGGTACGAGGCATTACAGAGATGAGCAGACCACGATCATTCTGGAAACCCATAATAGAAATCATTGCATCTTCAAGAGCAGCTTCGCTCAGGTCTACGTCGGTAGAAGGCTTGTTAGCCCAAGTACCACCAGAGGTGTTAGGATGTGACGTGGAGCAAAGAGAGACATTGTCACCACCAACATAGGTGGAGTTGAATGCCCGATTGTAAATATTTGCAGCTACGTTTTCCTTAGTTTGACGGAAGGACATTGCAAGAGCGGCAGAACGACGCTTACTAACTTGCATATACAGGTTATCATCCAGTTCTTCCTTGGTAACGATGTAGCCAAGGGAATAGGCGATGTGAGTATAGCGAGTTACGAAACCTTGAATCTCGGTATCATATTGGGTAGCAGCGCCTTCACTCTTACGAGGTACTAGGCCAAAGCCAGTTAGTTGAACGTCTTCTTCATAGTTTTGTGAAGAACTATCGGTGTCGAACAAATCAGTATATTCGACAGGATGCTCATCATAAACTTGACCCCACCAAGACTTGATGCCAGGCCATAGTGCTTTTGGATGTGATGCAGTAGTGATAATACCAGCCATGTTATTCTCCTATTAAGCGCCAGTACGGTTGGTGCCAGTGGCAACACCGAATTCGTGGTTATTAAAGCGGCAAAGAACGCGAGCATATGCGCCTGCGGCTGCCGTTGAAGTAACCGTGTTATCAGGACGTTGGGCAAAGCCTAGAGCCTGAATTGGGAGAGTATTGGTAGTATTTACGTTTGCTAGCACGATATTACTCTGAGGACTAGAAGGCGACAGAGTAGTAACTGAAGCATCCTGGTTAATAGCGTAAGTTTGGTCAGCACCACTGTAATAAGAGGCAATACCAAAGTTCTTACGAGCACTAGCCAGAACAACACCAGCAGAACCTACGCTAGCCTCAAAGATGAGGTTAGGATCATCTGCAACATATACATAGCGAACAGCACTACGAGTACCTGCCGTGAGGTAAAGTTGTTCGAGAGAGAGGCTAGTGCCTACTAGGGAAACACCAGGATCAGCAACACGAATACCAACGATAACACCCAGAGCAATGAAGCTTGAGGCTTCGGCAGCAGGGATTTTGATAACATAAGGAATACCATCTGAGTCTGCACTACCGGCACTACGAACAACGTCACCGATAGCATAGCTAGCAGTGGTGTCAGAAGTAGGGATAGCATATAGACGGGCTTGGCCGTTCCAGGGGGCACCGTTGAGGTAGCCCACTGGACTAAAGCCGTTAATACGATTTACGTTTGCCATTAAAAACTCCTAAAGATTAGGTTTTCATTTTGATGCCCTCCCGAGGTACATAGAAACCATCGGTCGATTGACCATCACCAGTGATTTCACCACGTCGGATAGAGGCATCCATTTTGTCATTGCGATTTTGTAACATGGCTTGATCTTCATCCCACCATTCCTGACGAATCTTCATCAGATAGGCATATAGAGGACCACCATGTTCATCGTTCCCAACTAGGAACCGTACCTTATCTCCAATGTCCGTGTTGCGAGAAACCACGTTCGTCGTAACACTACCTATCTCTTCAGGACTAACAAACTCATAGCCTGTATCAAGAGCTTGTGCAATTCGACCAGGATAATCATTAAAGATATACATATGATACCCTTCAATTTGCTTTTCCACCTTAAGCTTGCCTTCCGTTCCATTAAATGCGGAACGAGTGCGGCGAGTAGGTGTCTCTTGTTTGGCTTGTTGCTTTGCTTCAGCCCGTACTTTCTTTTCTTCTAGCGTTAGTGCAGCGCCCATATCTATCTCCTTAATCCCAAGAATAATTAGCTAAGTAGTCTTCTTTCGACTTTACCAGACCTTGTTTCACAAACATATCACAAGCAACTTTTGCTTCTGCTGGAAGGTCATTATAAGACCGACCTTTAGTAGGACCAGAGGGACGAGTCATACTACCTCCTTCTACTACAGCAGCGGGCTTTTGGCGCTTAACCTTACCAATACCCTTTTCTTCAAGCTTGCGATCTAGTTCATCTAGGAATGCCTTACCTAACAAACTGGGATTTTTACGACGCAGGGAAGCTGCAATCGCATTAGTCATTTCTGTGTCTTCTTCAGTAAACTCTTTACCATACCACTCATTACGAGAAAGCCAAGATTGAAGTTCAGGATCAAGAGCTACTTCTGGCTTTTCTTCTTTCTGAGGTTCTGGCTTTTTAAGAGCACTCTTTTCTTCTTTGAGTTCCTCGATGCGATCTTCAATATCAACAGCAGCAACACCATCTCCCTGACTAATGGCTACCTTACGGGCTTCTTTTAGTTGAGAGATTTCTTTTTGAAGGTCTCGTTCTTTACGTTCAAAAGCTTCTTGTTGAAATTGACGAAATTCTTTTGCGGCCTCAATTGCTTCTTGAGCTTCCTTCCGAGTCTTCTCAATCTCTTTGCGGAGGTCTTGATTATGCTTACGAAGGATGGGATTGATTTCCCGACCGCGCTTTACAAATGTTTCTGCATCTACCCACTTCTCCTCATCATCGCGAAATTCTTCCAGAGGAACCCAACCTTGGGAACGTGCTTCATTAATTACTTCTGAAGGTACTTCTTGCATTTGCTCTTGTTCCATTACTCAACACCTTTCTTAGAAACTAAATGAGGATCAACTAGTTTAACATCTCCATCAAGAGTTGCAACAATGTTATCATCATTAATTACTCGATATTTTACATCGTCCTTACCTACATAGAGAAGACCTGCATATTTAGCAAAGATAACCCTATCTCCTGGTTTACACCACACTGTCTCTCGATCTGAAAAAGCTTCTGGACCCACTTCAATAACCTCACCAGTAGTGTTAGCCATTTCTTCTCGTTCACGCTGAGACACTGTTGCTAGGATGATGCCACTTGATGTCTTCTCTTCTAGTTCCAGAGTCTTAATCAAGACCCTATTGCCTTGCGGATAAATGCCGCTCTTATTCACTAAATAAGTCCTCCAGTGTAAAGTTTAGAATAAGTTGGTATGCTTGAATGTACCCTTTAACGAGTTCTTCATTTTCATACTTATTCCAAACAATTCCTTCCATCTTATCTTCTACTTCTTCCTTCATCCTCGCAAAGAGAAGTTGAGTAATTTCATTCTTCTTCCAAGAGTGAAACTTCCTATTCTTCTCTTCCATTACCTTTTCTTCAAGACTCAACTGTGCTCCCTTCTTGTGGTTTAGTAGCCTCATAAGCATCCATCATCAGCTTGACACTACCATGAAGAGCATCACGACGTTCTCGTGCAAGAGCAATCATAGTATTAATTTCATTGAGTCGGTGTTGCTTATCTGATGATTCTGCTTCTTTGAGTAGTGCTACGGTTTCTGCTTCTAGCTTTTGAATCTTAGCTTGTGATTCATCAGCTTTCTGCATAAGCTGCATCAAACCAAGTTTGAATGTAAGTTGATCTGCTGCTTGCTTTGTTTGTGCTTTAATCTGTTCCACTTGTACTTTAGGATTGGGTGGAGGAGGAATGGCACTCGGTCCCTTAGGATCAGGTAGGAGAGTATCAATCTCTGTAACCTTAATTGCCTTTAAGAACTTCTTCTCCACTTCATACTTGTTATACCCAGGAGACATTTGAGCACGTTCTACTAATGCTTGTGCCTGCATTAGACGCTGGCTATCAGACACTACATGTGGATCAGCAGTGGGACGAATATCACTTGCATCACCTTTGTAGTCTTCCCAAAGAATAATACCAGCACCAATTGCATCACTTACATATTCTACCTTATCATCTAAGTAGAGTTGATTTAGACGATAGAGTTTGCGGAACTCATCACGAAGACTACGATAGGTACGTTTAAAGATACCATTGAAAATCTTCATGCCTTGTTCTGCCATTGTACGGGTAGTTTCTGCTGGAGTATTCTGACCTGGATTCTGTCCTACAAGAATATCTACAGCACCACCAATACGTTCACCATAATTAATAAGCAAACTAAGAAGGGTGAAGAGTACCTGTGAAGGTTCCCTCACTGGAAGAGGCATAATGCCCTTACGAAGGTCATCTCCAGTAGTGTCTACATGTTTCCACTCTAAAGGTGAGAAAGTGTAATTACCACTTCGAAGTTTAATGCCTCTACTAAGAAAACCCCCGGCAGT